CCAATTCCGCCAATCCAATTTTTAACACCTTTAAAGGCAGCTTTTAAGCCATTTAAAAAGCTATTAATAATTGCTTTACCAGCGGCCACTAAGTCAATGTGTCTTAAAGCATCAAATGCTCTGCGTACTTGGTCTACTATCCAACTAGCAGCAGATTTTAAACCGTTCCAAGCATTTTTAGCTCCATTAACCATTGTTTTAGCAACATTTACTACAAAATTTTTAAGAGCATTAAAACCATTTGTCCAAATAGTTTTAATTCCATTAACAATATTACGTCCAGTAGTTTTTAAACCATTCCAAATATTGATAATTAAACTTTTAGCACCATTCCATATATTTACTACAGTATTTTTTATACCAGTAGTAATTGTAGTAAAAATAGTTTTAATTCCGTTCCAAATTGAGCTTGCAGCACTTTTAATCGAATTCCAAATTAACCTTAGATCTGATTGTAAATGTTTAAAGTCTCCAGTTACAAGGTCAATTAAAATTAAAATTGGACCCATAATAACTGACTTAATAGCTTCCCAAGCGCCTTGGGCAATAGACTTAATACCATTCCAAAGGTTTGATAAAAAGCTTGCTAGTCCTTTAAAAATTGGCTGTGCGGCTGATATAATACCGTTCCATATTCCGGATAAGGTTCCAGTAATACCATTCCATACTGAAGTAGCCGTAGATACAATACCATTCCAAAGGTCACTAAAAAAGCTTGCTAGACCATTAAAAACTGTTTGAGCTGTTGAAACTAAACCATTCCAAACTCCAGATATAAAATCAGTAAATTGTTGCCAAATTTCCTGGCCAGTTTTTGTTTTAGCAAAAAAGAAGACTAATGCGGCTACTACTGCTGCAATAGCAGCTGTAATTAATACAAATGGATTAATTGCCAGTACACCGTTAAGAATCTTTTGTGCAGCAGCTGCTAATTTACTTTCGTTGGCCATATTGGATAAAGCGAATTTTAGTAAATTAATATCTCCAATTGTTCCCTTTATAACTTCCCCAACTATTAATGCTTTTTTTAAAGCATTAATTAAGCTTATTGCAATGCTAATTCCTTTAAAGGCTGCAATAAAAGTTATAACTGATCCAATGGCTGGAGTTATAACTCCTGACATACTAGAAATATTTTTAATAAAATTAGCTATCCCTTTTATAACTTCAGCTAAAACTTTAACTATATTTCCAATTGAAGTACCAATATTGGACCAAATATCGTTAGTTGAACTAGCGCCATCACTAGCACCAATCAATTCACCAATTGACTTAATTACATTAACTATGACAGATTTAATAGCACCAAAAATAGATTTTATAGCTTCCCAAACTGACTGTACTGCTCCCGTATTGACAAACGCTTGAACCATTTGACCCACGGCCATAATAACTTGCATTATAAAATTAACTACTTGGCCTATACCGCTGCTTGATTGAGATATAAAATTAGCAATAGCAGTGATTGCTTGTGCGATCCAGTTAACAACTGTGCCTATAGCATTGCCTACAGTTTGCCAAACAGTTTGAGTACTTCCGGCATTATTAGAATTTATAACAAAATTACTGATTGCAAGTACTACATTGGATATGACAGATTGAACAGCCCCAATGACAGCGCCAATAGCTTGCCAAATGCTTTGTAAAGCTCCTACCTGAATAAAGCCCTGAACAATTTGTGTTAAAGCATTTACTACTGTCGTAATAGCAAATGTAATTGTTGAAAATGCAGAAGTAAACATGCTAGCAAAAGATTGAACATTAATTGATTGTAAACTACCGCCTATTTGCTGTTGGATAGTTGCTCCAATAATAGTTAAATCAGCTTTTAAAGTTCCTAAAATGGTTCTTAATGACTGAATGGCAGCGGGCATTGCTTGACTAAATCCTTGTTGAAAGGCGGAAACCACATTATTAACTGCTCCTTGGAAAGGTTGGAAGTTTTGATATAAGCCAATTAAAGCACCNGCCATCAATCCAATTGCAACAGTTGCTAAGCCCCAAGGGCTAACTAACCATTTAGCTGCNGAAACCATTGTGCTTTGAATTTTATCAGCATTAGTNAAAAATGTACCAATAGCAATTGTTGCTGGACCTACTACAGGTGCTAATCCAATAAAGCCACGTGCTAATTGTGAAATGGCATCATTGCTTGTTTGCATATGAGTAAACTTGTTTGCATATGAGTAAATATATTATCTAAGGCTGTTACTATACCGCTAACCATTCCATCAGTTGAAGCCATAGCACTGTTTTGCAAGCCTATAAATGCATCTTTCATTTGGTCTATTCTGGAGCCTAAATTTTGTTGCATTTGATTAGTAGCATTATCTAGATANGTGGAAGCAGCTTCAAATGAGCCCCCGGCTTTATCTAAGGCAGCAGATAAGGTATTCCAATCAACATTACCGCTTTTAGCCTCACCATTAACTGATCTTAGTAAAGGCAACATGGCATTCATTCCAGCAGCTCCAAAAAGAGTTTTTAAAGCTGCCGACTTCTGAGAGTCCCCCATTCCGTCAGTTGCTTGTGCGACTTCTCGTAGAATTTGAGGAAATGGTTTCATATGACCTTGAGCGTCTGCATATGAAATCCCAAGTGCTTGCATTTCTTCACGTGCCTTATCACTTGGGGCTTGCATTTGCAATAGAGCATGGTTTAAGTCCATAGCCGCTTGTGCAGCAGGAATACCAGAATTGGTTAAAATCCCAATAGAAGTTGCTAGCGTTCTTAAATCCATATGCATATTAACTGCAGTATTACCAACGTCCGCAAGAACTTGTTGCATATCGCCAATTGTTGCATTTGACTTATTAGCTGTTTCAGTAAGAATTGCAGAATACATGGTAGCATTCTTCATTCCACCGCCCCATAAGTTCATTGCTTGTTGAACAACTGTTGCTGTGCTACTTAAGTCCTCTGCTGTGGCCGCGGCAGCTTTTGCAATTGGTGGAAAATCATCTTTTAAATCTTTAACACTAGCACCATTTCTGGCCATGGCAACCATAGCATCAGCAGCATCTTGTGCGCTGATTGGTAGTGTTTGGCCTAATCTATTGGCTTCGTCTGAAAGTGCCCTTATATCCTTTGCCGACCCACCAGCGATAATTGCAGCTTGATTAATCGCTTTTTGGAAATTACCATAACCGCTTAAGGCTTTTAATCCCATTGCAGTTATAGCAGTGCCAGCTACTGCCATAGATTTTCCAATAGCCCCAGCGCTTAAATTACTAGCTTTTGCGACCCCTTCAACGGATTTCGCTGCCTTATCCATTGTGCCTAAAAAGTTGCTATCTACAGCGCTTAAAACAGCTTTTACAGCATATGTTTCACTCATGTTTTCCCCCCTTCTTTTCGTTTTTGATTTTTTGCCACTCATTGTATCGTTTGGCAATTAATTCATTTCGGCCTAATTTTTTTTGCTTTTGAGTTTTACCACCTTCAAATGTTGCCCGAATATCTGAATTTACTTGTTCTAAATCATAAAATTCTTTAAAAGTTTCATATTTTGGTTTTGGATTTTTTGAGTTGCCTCTAGTAGCTTTTACTGCTTGATTGAGCCAAGCTTGTAAAGCTAATTGTTCCTGATTTTTTGCTTGTTTTAATTGATAGGCTTCTAACCTTAACCAGTATTCAGCAATTGTCATAGAGTTAATTTTTTGAATACTAAAAAACCCTAAATAGGCTAAACAATTTAAAACTATTTCATGATATGTTTCTTCGCTGGTTTTAGCAGTTAGTTTTTTCCCGTATTATCGTTACTATTTAAAACCAATTTTGTGGCGTTAGATTTTGCTAACTCATCTTGAACGTCATTAAATAACTTCTTTAATTCATCAATATTTGTAATTCCATCAATATAAGCATCAATTTTTTCGTGTCCAGGACGATTTTTGCTATTATGGCATGAACAATAGATAACGTCGGACAGAACAGCAACATCAAAGGATTTTAATCCTGGGATAGCTTTATTAACTCCCATACCAAAATTAATTTTTGAAGGAGTTCCTTCAGCACTCATAAGCATACCTAGTGTTTGATCCATTTCACGGACAAAACCAACTCCAAAATTTAAAGTTTGCGGCTTTCCATCAATTTTTAATTGCATTTATATTTCTCCTTTTATTTACATAAAAAAAGCCGCCCCCACGGTACTGTGTATTTGTTAGGCGACTAATTGCTTATTCAACGACTAAATAATTACTGTGCGGGTGCAGTATTGTTATTATTTTGAGAAGCATTTGGGACGTTTACACCTGCATCAGTTTCAGCCCATGCTGCACCACCATTATCTTCTTTACCGTTCTCATCAGTTGTAACCTTATCTAAGCCTCTAAAAATGAAATCAATTTCTTCTACTTGTTCTTGAGTAAGTTCTAGCCACCCACGTTGTGGCGTACCATTAATAGAAAAGCTAACATCACGTTCGGAAATGTCATCTGAATCATTGCTATTGTCGTCTTCTGAGACAACTCCGCGCATATACCATGCAAAGAATTTACCATCCGCATTTTTACGTGCAGTATTAACTAACCAAATCTCCATAACNTCATTATTTAAAAGTGAGTCATAGAATTGGTCAGCAATAACGGAGGTATTATTAACAAAGTCGACTTCTAGATCGGTTTCTAGAGAAGAACTAGTTTGAAACGATCCATCCTTTGTTGAAGTAGAATCACTATCACGTTGCGGATCGAATTCAGCAGATGTTTGCCCGGGGAGTAATGTAGCTGCTTCTTTACCTGCATTTTTTAATAATCTAAAGTAGGTAAGAACACTTTTACCTTCAAATTTTAAAACCTCATTTGTTGCCATAATTTCACCTCATAAAATATTTAATTTAATTTCTAATAGTCCGCGCATTAATACGGTATTAGGAACGCTAGTGTCTAACTGCATACGTTTAGATTGTTGATTAGGTTGTCCATAATATTGAAAATTAGGTGTTTTAGTATAGCCAATTGAAGCATGAAAAAAGCGTTCGACCATTTGATTAATGGTTAAACGCTGTTTCCTTGTTCCCCAAATATCAATATTCAAATAAACTGAACCTACTAGTTCGGTTTTCGTTGCATTGGGGACTCCTTGAACATTGCCTATATATACAAATGGATATGATACTTTTTCTTTCTCTGGTGGCAAATAGTCATAGGTATCATATCCATTATTTAGTGACAATTTAAAAAACCAATCAAAAACATCTTGTTCAGGACTTTTTCTCAACTAATCACTCCGTCCTAGATAATAATTTTTTTAAATCACTAATAAAAATGGGTGTTTGCATTTTAGCAGCTGGTCCAACTACAGGTTCAGCTGCCATATAACGAGTTCCAAACTCAGTATACGGATTATAATAGCGTGTGATTCCTGCTTCACCAATAAATTGTGACGGAAAATCAAATTGTGTTGTACGTTTAGTGTTGCCTTGTGAATAACCTTTAATATAGGCTATAGAAGTTTGACGCATGATTTTTTGTTGTAATTCTAAAGTATTAGCTCTTACTGCCGACTGAATCCCTTTAGGATTAGCTTTGGCCATTAATGCTCTTTGTAATTCTTTTGTGCCTGTAATTTTAATAATATTATTAGTCGTGTCGTTCACCCACAATCAAGCTTTTATGGCTTAATATTTTAGTTTGGGAAAACTTAGTATTATCTATTAGACAATAAGACCAATTAAAATTTACCGGTTGAAAGGTACGAATTACTTTCATATCAGTATCTAAATTGCCAAACAATTCTTTTGTCCGATCTGCCCCTAAATCAGTTACATTAGCGGGTAAAACTGCAATTAATTGATTACTATCATCATATTGACCTGTATCAGGATTATAGCTGCTATTTTCTTCCTTGTAGAATTTAACGAAGTTGGTTAATCGCATAACTACCACCAATCTCCATAGGGATTAATAAATTTAGCTGTATTTTTACCTAGGTTTTCATTAGCTAATCTCTTAATTTCCGTGCTAAATTCGGAAAAATCATTATCATCAAAGGCGATAGATTCCCCTTCTTGCGAATAGGTCTTCATTCCTTCATTTTTTAGGCGATTGAATCTTTTGATAGATACTTCGATTACAATATAATCTAAGTCTTCAGTAATTTCCTTAAGCCCTGTTAAACTTTTAAGACGTTTGTTAGTCATATCAACGATATCATTTAAGAGTTCATCTAAATTAACGTCACCCGTTTCAGGTGGCGATTTTAAAAATAGCAAACGTTTAATGCGTTCAATAATTTTGCTATTATCAGCCATTATCTAATCTCCTTATTTACTAGATTTTGCAGAACCTGAGCCTACTGTTCCAACAATAACTTTAGTTTCATCATAGAGATAGGTTGCATAGTGTTCATCAGCGGTCATAATAGTTAATTTATTGATAATATCACGTTGTGTTTCAACTTGTACTGCACGTTTCATAATTAACCGTAAAGCCCCTTGTTTAATAAATAAAGCTTCCGTATCTTTTAATTTACGTGCCCGAACAATCTGGACACCTAAAATATTGGCATAAGTGCCGTTAATTAATTGGTTTGCGCCAATGTCAGAACCAACTTTTTGGGCTGCTGCATCTTTACGTAATAAAGCAGCTGTCTTAGGAGAAACAAAAAGGACTGTCTGTGCGTCATCTTCATCGTTAAAAACATCTAATCCGGACTGAATACCGTCAACAGTGGGTTCCATTGTTACTGTTTGAGTCCCACCTTGAGCGGCAGTTAACATATCATTATCAACTTTATCTGCAATGGAAATACCAATTTGTCGGGTAGATTCTTTTATAGGATCACCGTACCCACTTAAAACGGCCTCATCTGTAATCTGGCTACCAATACCGGCCTTTTTAATTGATACTTGTTTCTCTGTAGTTCCCAGTTTGTGCAGTGGGATTGGTGTGCCTTCCGGAACATCTGCTGCATCACCTAAGTAGGTAAAAGCAGGCATTGTAATAGTAGTTCCTGGTGCGCCTACTAAAGTTGTATCAACGTTTGCTAAAGGGGTAAATTTTAAAGCATGTTTTAATTCATATGAAACAATGGGAGATAAAACCTGCGGATTAATTAAGTCTTCTAATTTTGTAATATCTGACAATTTAAATTCCTCCTGTCACTTTGTTAAATAAGTCAGGATTAGACTTATATAAGTCTGTTCTTTCTTGACTTGACATTTTATTAAACTCCTCGGGTGTAATACTTTTTGCAGGATTACTTACCGTTTTAGGTGTTTTGCCTTTAGTAAGTTCATCCTTAGTTTCTTGAATAAGTCGATCATGCATGGTTTTAAAAATATTAATATTTTGTAGAGTTGACTCTTCATCATTGGTAACAACTAAATCTAATTCTTTATCAGTTAAATTAAGCCCGTTCTTAGTTAATTCAGAACGAGCTTTATTGGTTAACTCAATATGTTGTGCTTTAGCCTTTAATTCTTCATTTTCTTTTTCCAGCTGTTCAAATTCATATTCTTTTTTTTGTTCAGCTGTCATCTTAGCTTTTTTAGCTGCCTCTTTAACATCCGCTTGGCGTTTCATTTCAGCCTTAGCTAATTTAGATTGAACAATTTTATTAACATCATCATCACTATATTTTAGTTCTGCATCAGGATTAGGTTTTGGGTCTTTAGCATTAGGATCGGTGCTATTCTGTCCTGCGTTGGTTTTAGCAGAATTAGGATTCGCACCGTCCCCCGTCTGATTTGGATCATTGTTGGGGTCGGCAAAATATTGTAAAACCATATCTAACTTATTTAATTTATTCATAACAATAAGAACTCCTTCCATAATTTTTAGAGTGGACTAATGCTTGCACTTCCATAGCTTTTAATGACGTCAATGCTTGGTCAATCATTGTTATTTAAATAATTTTCGAATTCTTGGCGTGCGTCTCCAGCAATTGAGCATCTGCAATTGGGGTGCACGGGTATTTCTGGAACATCTTCAATTTTATAAATTCCTTCATTATCTGAGGCTATAGCCGCACAGATACGACATGCTGAAGGCTCTGCTATCCATTTAACATATTTAACTTGATATCTATGCAGCTGGTTTAACTGCGCTTGAAATTGGACTCGTGACGTTTCAGTTTTTGCTAATCTGTGTGCTACATAGGTGGTATTTTTAACATCGTCTTTAATAAGGGGCTTGATATGCTTTTCTAAAGCTTTCATATCCAAACCTTGTGTCATTATATTGGTTAAATCAATACCTAGCCTTGCTTGTAAAGCTGACATTGAAGACCATAGCCGCTCCGACCATGTAGCATTATGAAATGAAGCATTTACTATAGATTCAGCGTCTGACTTCATTTGTGTTTGGGAGATATTAAAATCTTTAAATATCCCCTCTTGGCGCTTAATTTCGTCTTGGTAGGCCTTAGTTAAATGTTTTCTTGAGGGACTTTTCGATTTTGTTGCCATGCTTAGCTAAAATAAAACCAATCTGAGACTTCAAATATTCTAATCGATTAATAGACATGGTTGCGTTGTAAAGTTTCATCTGGGCGTTAGCATAGTCGCTGAAATCCTTAGTACTAACAATCCTTTTTGCCTCTTTTGAGAGTTTAGCGATATCTGCTGACTTAACGGCTTTCATAGCGTCAGAATAGCTAATCCCTTGGCTGTTGGCATATTTAAGATAAAAACTGTTAACTTGATTATTAATTTCATCTAGTGCTTGCTGATAATAATTGGTAAGTTCTTTTTCAAATTTAGAATCTTGCTGCAACGCCGACTGAATCCATTTTTGCTCGCGTTTTTCCCAGTATTTCTGATTATTCACTAGTCATCATCTTCCTGCCCGCTGGATTTCTGATTATAGAAATCATCACCCTTATTATTAATATCTGATCCAGTCAATTTACTTTGNGTTTCAACAGCCCGTTTAACGGCCTCTTCTTTTTCCTTTTGAATCTGCTTTATCTCCGCTTGTGGATCGGAAACAATGGATAAGGTGGATAACTGGGTTTGCTTAGATACAATTCCATCTAAAGTTTTAGCTGTGTTGGCTTCATCAGCGTTGTTATTTGGTAGATTACGTACAAATTGAAATTGAATATTATTAGAAATATCTTGTTGAGATACACCAAAAGAAACTGTTTTAGAGACAATCTGAAAAATTTTTCTTAGTTGTTTCGTGAACTTACGCTCTTTGTTAGAAGTTAAATTACGCATTGAAAGCAGCTTATATTCTAAAGAACGCCCGCTTGTTGCATTACCAAAAATTTCATCATTGATATTGGCAACCATACTAATCTGAAAAATTAAATTAGTTATTCGGTCAATTAAATGTTCTTGTGTGGCATCAGCATCAGGTTTATTTAAAAATGCAGCATCAGGGTTTCCTTGTTCTCCGCTAGTATTATTGAGAATAATTATTCTTTTTTTACGAATATTGTCTATACCATTGTCATCTATATCTGCGTTAATAATTTTCAAATATGCATCAGCAAAATAGTCCACATCATCTGCTTTATTTGATATAGCCCTATTTAAGGCCTCAATAAGAGAATGAACGCCATCAGTAAGGCCAGTCTTTTCCGTATTGTCGTAAAATTCAACTGCAGGAACGTTATTAAACAAATGATTACGTGTTTCGGCTAACTTGCCATTAATATAAGTTGAAATTGATTGATTATCATAGACAGTAACT